GGTGGAGAGCTCAGCCTGCGCCGCCTGATCGGCGGCCTCGAGCTGGGCCACAGCGCCCGGGATGACGACCGTCTCGACGTGCGTCAGATCCTCAGCGACGGTGCTGATCGTGTTCTCGGCATCTTCCAGGCGAACCTGAGTCTCAGCGAGGGAGTCCTTCGCCTCGTCGATGCGGCCCTGGGCGTCAGCGAGACCCTCGTCCACCTCGCGCAGCGAGTGCTCGGTCCCATCGAGACGGGACCAGTAGAAGTCCTCATCGTAGTCGAGGACCTTGTTGCCCGCCGGGGAGGTACTCCCCTCCGTGGCCCTGCTCTGGAGCTCCTTGAGGAGATCGACGATCTTCTCCTCGCCGGAGCGGCCGATCACAGTGCGCTTCACCATGCGGGCTCCTCCTGAAAGTAGAGAGTCATGTGAGTGGAATCGAGGTCGCCGGCCATGCGCAGAATGCGCAGCGGCTTCTCCACATCGTGGATGGTCTGCCAGGGGCCGGGCTTCACGATGGCCTCGTGCCCGACCATCCAGCGCCCATAGGGCGAGCGCTCGTCAGTGATGTCGATGGTGGCGTGCAGTTCGACCATGGGCCGGATGTTCGTGCCCGCGATGGCGTAGGCGGCCAGGGTGCTGACCTCCTTGACGGAGGGGTACGAGGTGGTGGCCTCGAGCAGGGGATGGCCGTCCCTCAGCAGAGCGACGTTGTCCTCCATGCGCATGGCGATCCCAGCACCCTCGCCCGTACCGGTCGCGTAGGCGCGGGTTGCGTAGTGCGAGCCGTCCACGTTCATGGACAGCTCGGAGATGTGAGGCTCGGGCGCGCCGGCGTCGAGGACCATGGTCCAGTCCTGCGAGATGGGCGGGTAGCCCGGGGTGCCGGTGTAGACGGCCCAGCGAATGTGCTGCTGATACTTGTCCGCCCACTCGGGGACGAACATGATGTCCGGCCCGCCGATGACGTTGGACAGCTCGTTGAGGCGCTTGTCGATCCGGTTGTTCTCCAGGTCGTAGCCGGGGTAGGAGCGAGTGTTCGTTCCAGTGCCCGGGTTGGTAGCGAAGCGAAGCGGCAGGTAGCCACCGCGCTTGGCGATCCCCTTCTTGATGATGTCCTGGGCGATTCCGGCCAGGGACATGTTCTTGTAGGTGAGGGTGGACTTACGCAGTGGCGTCAGCTGCGCGGCGTTGTAGTCCTCCTTGAGGAGGAAGCGGTGCTCGAAGATGGCCCGCACGCCGGAGACGGAGAAGGACAGCGAGTCGACGTACTCGTCGGGCGGGGCGGTGATGGGGCCGGCGAAGACGGGGACCTCGCCGCCCAGGGCCTCCACCTCGAGGGTGAGGAGGAAGCCCTGGGCCCAGGGCCGGAACCACCGCGGCGGATTATCCTCGACCGAGGACTTCTGCACCGTCACGGTGGCCGAGCCGGCCTGGTTGAGAACGATGTCCAGCCGCCCATTGGTCGACATCTCGACCTCCGCCCCCTTGAGGCCAGTCATGGTCTCGATGAGGTAGGCGCGCCACATGTCAGACCGCCACCCCGGCATCCCAGAGGGAGAACGCGAGGGCCGAATCCCAGGACTCGGTGACGTAGATCTTGTCGATGCCCGAATGGGACCCGTTGAAGGAGCGAATATGCGTCTGCACCTCAACGGTGTGCGGACCGGCAGGGAGCTCGAGGCTCATCGAGACAGTGCGCGTCTGGCGCGTCGGGTCCGCCTGGAAGTAGGCCCGCTTGACCCACGCATTGCCGTCAATCTTGTAGGTGAAGGCCGCGTAGTGGGGAAGGTTTGTGGCCGAATCCGGGGTCGTGAGCGTGGCGATCTGCTCCAGCCGCACAATGCGGTCAGTCGGCAGAGTGAACCGCGCCGTGAAGCGAGTGGTGGGATCAGTCTCAGTCCACTGCGTGGTGCCGGTGCCATCCCAGTAGGCGAGCCTGCCGAGGGAGGCACCGGTCGGGATGGCGTACACCTGATCCCAGTTGGAGGTGGCGCCCTGCGTGTTGGTCGCCCCGGCAGGGATGTTCATGCGATCCAGGACGACCGTGCCGCCCGGGGCGGTCGAGGCGCCCTCTGCCACGCGGACCGTCCCGCCGAGGTCGACGTAGATCGTGTCCGTCCGCGCCGCACCGCCGGAAGGGGCGGAGACGGGGACAGTCTCCGCCTCGAGCGGGACGATGAGGCCGCGCCTGGACGCGAGGCTCTTCCACATGAAGACCGCGCATGCGGGGATCTTGTAGGACCAGCCGGTGGTGCCGGTGATCTTGGTCGCGGATCGGTTGCCGGGGATGATCCCAGCGTTCATGTAGGACTGCCCGATGGCGCGCTGGAGCCCCTCGGGGGTCATACCGTCCCAGCCGCCTCCCGGCAGCTCTACAGACGGCTCGCCGATGGGGTATGCCATGTGTGTCTCCTCAAATCCAGGTGGAGCTAATGGCGGCCACGGCATAGCCGCGACCACTCGAGCTCGGGAAGTTCATGCGCGGGGTGGCAGACGAGTGCGGGGGCACTGCGCGCCACTCGCGCTTGCGAAGGTTGGCGGAGGCGTCGCGCCCGTTGACCGTGGCGGACCCCTTCCGGTAGTCGATCAGCAGGGGTGCCTGCTCGAAGAGGGGACCCGCGTACTGCACCGTGCCGCCCTCCATGACGATCTCCACTCCGCTCGAGGAGTCAGCGACAACCTCGATCAGCGGGTAGGCGTCGGCCGTCCCGGAGTTCACTAGGTGCGCCGGCCTGGAGGCGGGCGTGGACCAGGCGAAGACCTGCTCCCCCTTGGGGTTCGTCTGCGCCCCGGTGAACGGGGCGGGCATCGCCACGGGCGTCCGGTTGTAGCCGGATATAAGGGAGGTCACGCGCGGCGAGTAGAGGAAGGGGTCGCTGGCCCGCAGCGGGATGCGCATGCGGAAGGCGTCCGTCTGCCCAGGCTTGATGGGCTGGAAAGCGGGCTCGCCATCCAGCTGCACCTCGGCACTGAGAATGAAGCCATCCTCATTGACCGTCATCAGGTACGGCCCCTTGTCCCAGGCGATGCTGGACGCGATGCGGGCCGCGGTCATGTACCCCTTCTCGCCCTCGGGGTCGATGGACCTGTGCCAGGTGAGCGTCAGATCCATCTTCCGGGCGGAGCGGATCGTGGGCGCCGGGAACTTCCCGTGACGCCGGAACCTGTTCAGATCCGGCGTCACGGAAGCCCCAACACCACCGAGCCACCCCTCCAGGTCTTCGATGTGCAGAAGCCCGCGGGCCTCGCACTGATCCCAGTCGTTGTGGAAGGTGTCGCGAATGCCGCCACCCTCCAGGGTGATCTCGATGTTGCTCATGCCAGTCCTGCTCCTCGGAGTGCGAAGACGATGTCTCCGCCGAAGCGGTTGCCGTCACGGAGGGGGTCCTCCGAGCGGCTCTCGACGTTGACGTTGACGGTGGTGCCAAGGCTGCCGGGCTCCTCGTCGGAGGAGAGGCCATAGCGGCGGCGGGTGCGCTCGAAGTCGACGCCGATAGTTGCGTCGGAGCGCGCATCAAGGGCGGAGTGGACTCCGCCCATCAGGCGCTCGGCCTCTCGAGCAACCTCGGGGGCCGCCTTGCGGAGGCCGCGGGCGAGCTCTTCGGCGATGGACTCGCCCCAGCCGCCCCAGCCCTTGCCGGCGAAGGGGCCCTCCTCCGCGGGGGAGTTGGGCATCTTCCTGCGAGCAGCTGCCGCGAGGGCGCTAGCCGCAGCGGACACTGCGCCGATCCTGGACCGGAGGCCAGAGGCGAACGAACTGCCCACTGCACTGCCGGAGCTTGACACGTTGAAGCTGAGGATGCTCCTCACGCTCTGTCGCATCCGGGAGGCAACGCCCGGGGCGCGGCCAAGACCGGATGCCAGACCGGCGGTGTACCCAGCCCCGACATTCCCGCCAATGGGGCCTGCGTCGATCTTCAGTGCCGCCAGGAGCGCGATGCGCATATCCCTGGCCGACCTGGCGGCGCCCGCGTTCATCAGGGTCATCTGCCTGACGTAGGCGAGGTGCATCGCCCGGGCTCGCGCAACGGTGAGAGTCTCCGTGTCGCGGGCATTGCCCACGACGCCGGACTTCATCTCGCCCGACTTGCTGATGGCGCCACGCGCCATCTCGCCGACCTTGCTGCCCACGCCGTTGCTCATCGCCGCAGCTTCGTTCCGGGCCTTGTCCTTCATGGCCCCGAACTTCACCCCCAGGTCTCCCTTCATGACGTTAAGGGAGCTGCCCGTGTCCTTGGACATCGAGCTGTACTCGCCCTTGACTCCGCCGGAGAAGAGGCCAACCGTCCTGGCGATCTCTCCGAACTTGCCGCCGAGAATGGAGATGTCTCCATCCCGGAGGCCAAGCAGGGAGCGCATGAGGCCGGAGCCGTCGCCCTTCGGGCCGCCATTGACGGCCGTCTCGGCAGCGGACTTGATGCCGTCAGCGCCGGCCTTGATGGCGCCGACAATCGGGGTGGTGCCCGTGGAGAAGGCGGTGGAGATGCCGTTCTTGGCCTTCTCGACCCAGCCCTGCTCCATGACCCAGTCGGCAATCTTCTTGCCCATCTCGACGGGAGCGAAGACCAGGGCGCCGATGCCGGCGGCAAGAGTGCTCACGCCCGCAGTAAGGGCGCCCTTGATGCCCTCCCAAGCTCCCTCGACCTTCTGCTGGAGCTCAGCGAAGGACCAGTCGCCATTCTCATCACGCCCGAGCAGCCATCCAATGATGAGCGCAGGGAGCGCGAGCGGAGCGATGAGCACCAGCCCCGGGGCGAGGATGAGGCCCGCGAGGGCCAGAAGGCCGGTCGTGAGGGCCGGCTTGATCTTGTTCTCCCAGAGGGAGGAGAAGTCGAAGCTTAGGGAGAACTCAGAGAGGTCGGGGCCGCCACCCTTGATCCCCAGCCATTCCTTGATCTTGTCGGACAGCCAGGTGCCGATCTTGAAGCCCACGCTGACCGGGTTCCACTCCCTGAAGAAGCCGATGAGCTTGTCCCAGGCCTCCTGGAGCCCCGCAGGGATGTAGTCCTTGAGGGGCTTGGAGTAGTCGATGTCCGCCTTGACCGCCATCGGCTCTATGGCTGCGGCCACGTCAGAGCCGTCGCTCCCGAAGATCCACCCCTTGATGGTCTTCCAGGGCTCCTTGAAGAAGTTGATCACACCCTCCGGGACCCACTCGTCAATCTTGGCCTTGAGCCCTTCCCAGCCGTCAGTGATGGTCTCGACAACCACGTCACCCCACTCGTCGAAGAACCCCTCGATCCCGCCCTCCCGGAGCGCCTCCATGAGGCGGATGTTGTTCCGTCCGGTGCGAGTGTCTTCCAGCCCGAGTGCCTTAATGGCGGCCTCGGTTATGACGGGGATAATGTCGAGGGGGGTGAGGATCTCAAGCACATCGGTCAGGCCGCCAAGGAAATCGCCCGAGGTGAAGTTATCCCAGGCGCTCTTGGCCTCCTCGAGGAAGAGCTCCATCAGCGACTTGTCGCCGAACATCTCCTCGAAGCCCTTCTTGATCTCCTCGGTCAGCGTGCCGAGCCAGGTGTCCTCAAACCCGAGGGAGTCCACGATCCAGTCAGCGAACGTCGCCAAGTCGAGGGGCTCGATCATGGTGGCGACCATCATGATCCATCCGACCGGGCCGGCGAGGATGCCAATGAATCGCCTGATGATCGGGCGAACGATCTTGGCCAGGCCGCCCGTGATGAAGACCTTGCTGAACGCCTTGCCGATGAGCTTGAGGGACCCCACCGGAGCGATGGCAAAGGCTACGCGACCGACAGCCAGGGCGAGGCCGCCGAGAGCCCCGCCGACGATGGCGGCCCAGCGGACGACGCTCTGCTGTCCGTCATCCAGCCCCCCATACCAGTCAGAGAACTTCTTGGCGGTATCCACGACCCAGGTGCCCAGGTCGAGGATAATCCCGCCGAGGGTGCCAAGGTCGCCGATCAGGTCGCCGATCAGGTCCTGGAAGTCTTCGTCACCGAGCAGGTTGCCCAGCGCCGTGGCGAAGTCCTCCACGTGCGGGGTGATATCTCGGACGAGGTCCTGAAGGCGGGGGCCGAGGTTCTCCACGAAGTCCAGCAGCCCCGGGTGGAGGTTGTCGCCAGCGCTGGAGAAGAGTAGGAGCATGTCGTTGAAGGCCGGACCCCACGACTTGGCGGCAGTGCCGACCACGCCGAGGAGCGAGCCGATCTCCGCGGTCATCGCCCCGAGGCCGGGGCCGATGTCCTTGATGAACGACGCGACGCCGGTGAGGAAGGCGCCGAACCCGTTCTGGAACTTGGCGCTGTTGAAGCCGTCCATGATGTACGCGAGTGCGTTAGCGATGGGGCGGGCAAGGTGCTCGGCTGAGAAGCCGACCATGCTCCAGAGGTTCTTCATGGTGGTCTCGAACTTGAGGCTGAGCCCGCCGAACTGCTCGAAGAAGTAGCGGATCTGCTCCAGCGGCTGCATGAAGGCATCGCTGTTCTTGAGGTTGAGTGCCGCCTCGCCAAGCGAGCGCATGCCGGCCGCGAGCTCCGTGAGGCCAGGCCAGCCGGCCTGGTCGAAGGCGTCGGCAATGCCGGCGATGATCTTCACCGTCGACACGGCGATGGATCCCAGCTCGCGGAGGGCGGTCGCGCCCTCCGTGATCCAGCGGGTGATGTTGCCGTTCCTCGAGTTCCGCTCAACCCAGCGGTCGAAGTCCTCCATGACGCCCGTGAACCAGGTCCCGAATGCGCCGAAGGAGTCTGAGGCTACGCCCGTCAGGCGGGTGAGCGCGTGGCCCAGTGCGAAGGCGCCGCCAGAGGCGTTCTCCATGAACTTCGACAGGTTCTTGAAGAACCGGGGCCCCTCCTTCTTGAGAATGCTCTGCGAGCCCCTGCCGAAGGCGCCGAAGAACTTGCCCAGGTCGGACGCCGTGGTCTTGCCCAGAGTCTTTCCGAGACCAATAAGGCTCTCGAAGAAGGGTATGAGCCCGTCCTTCGCGCCCTTCCAGAAGGAGGAGCCGAGAATCTCTTGCATCTCCTTGAAGGAGGCCACAAGGTCCGGCACATGGTCCTTGATGTACTTCTTGTTGAACGCCGCATTGAGGATCGTGCCAAACACGCCCAGCGCGGCAATGCCGGCCGGAGTGACGAGTGCAAGCTTGCCCACCTCCCCGATGTCGGAGAGGAGGGTGAAGGCCATGCCGAGGGCGCCGACCGCAGCGGTCACTGCCGAGGTGAGCAGCGCAAAGTTCTGGGCCAGCTGAGGCACCATCATGTCCAGCTGAGGGAGCCAGTCGACCATGTCTCGGAACGAGCGCCAGAGGACGCGCACGCCGGCCAGCTGCCCGACCCACTTGACAACGTTGTTGCCGAGCTCCCTGCTGTGATTGGACAGGACGCCGAGGCGCTGCTCGAGCCTGCCGAGGCTGGTCTTCTGGATGCGCGTGAAGATGGTGACGACGCGATTGCGCGCCAGGACGGCCAGGCGTGCGCCCACAGCCTCGGCGGATGCCTGGTCGAGGTTCACATCCAGCTCGATGGCGCTCATCTTGAGCTTATTGCGAGCCCGATCCAGGTCCTGCTGCATCTTGCGATGATCAATCTCGAGCTTCTCGAGCTTGCCGGCAGAGGCGAGGCCCTGAGCCTTGAGCTTGGCCCGCTTCTCCTCCAGCTTCTGGATCTCGCGGCTCGCGTCGCGGATCTCCTGGACGGCCTTGGCCTCAGCCTCGGCGCGCTTAGCAGAGCGCTCGAACGCCGCGCGGCGCACCCTCTCGATCTGACCGACGAGGCGCTTCTCGCGAATGACCTCCTCGGTCACGTCGCCAGCAGAGGCGGCGATGACTCGTCGGACCTCGAGGAGCTCACTAGTCAGGTCGGCCTCGCGCTTCGCGTCCGCCTTCTGCTGCGCCTTGAGCTTGGCGACCGCCTTCGTCGACTCGCTGACCTTCTTTGCGTAGTCGGAGCTACGGTCGGTAGCGATCTTCAGCTCGCGCTGGATATCCTTGTAGGACTTGCGCTGCGCGTCGACGGCCGCCTTCGCCTCATTGACGCTCGCGATCCACTTCCGCACCGACGCCTTATCCACGTCGACCTGGAACTTCAGCCCCTTGGTGCGCAAGAGGGCCTCGGAGGCAGTCTTCAGAACCTCCGCCATGCTGTCGATGTCCTCGTGGACCTTCTTGCGGTCGACCAGGAAGTCCACGTCGATGTTGAGCCTCTTGCTGCGCGCCATGCGACGGAGGTCCTTCTGGACGCCGCTCGTGTTCGCGTAGACCGGGAGTTCGTAGCGGGTGCCGCCAAGCTCTCGCTTGAGCTCCCGGACGGCGCCCTTGGGGTCCAGGTGGAGTAGGCCGCCCTTCCCCTTCTTGCCGAGCTTCTTGTCGAGCTCAGCCTTGAACTCGATCTTCTCCTCGTCGGCCATCGCCTGCATTCGCCGACGGATGTCGCGAACCTCCGAGGAGAGCTGGCGGTTCGAGGCCTCGAGCGAGGCCCGGAACTTGATTCGATTCTGGGGCTCCATGAGCTCTGCATTGGTCTTCGCGATGAGTCGCTTGACCTGTGCGTTGAACTGTCGCTCATTCAGCTCCACGTCGACCTTGAAGCTGAGATCCTTCAGTCGCTTCAGGTCGCGCTTGGCCTTCGTGGCGAAGCCCCGTGTGTCCGGGATGACCCGGACTGAAACCTTGCCGATCTCAGTCATGAAATCAGCCCCCTTGCTGTGCCGCCTTTGCGGTAAAGATCTGATGGAGTCGTGTGATGGAGATGCCCTCGGAGTTCTGTCGGCGCTTCTTGGCCTCGACCCACGGGCGGATCTCCCGCTGAAGCTCGGGGGCCTTCTTCTTCCACTGGGCGGAAACGATCATCGTCGCCTGCGACCAGTCGGAGATGTTCGCAAGGAGGCGGGCCGAAATGTCCCAGCCGAGCATGTCTTCTGCGTCGTGTCTGATGGCCTCGCAGGCGGAGCCCGGCGGGAACCACCGGATGTACTCCAGAACCAAAGAAGGCGGGGGGCCGTCCCCTGCGATCACGGCAAGCAGGTCCACTTGGTAGTAGTGCTTGAGATCGCGGAGAAGCCCCCCGCCATTCTGGTCGATCAGTCCTGCGAGGGCGAGGCTTCCCCCAGCTCGACGCCCTTCGAGTAGAGCTCGAAGAGGGTCGCGTACATGGCGGGTTCCTCGCCGACAGCCTCGCGCAGTCGGGCGGCCTCGGACTCGCTCGAGGCGAGTGCGAAGGCGGCCACGAAGTAGTCGACCACGTCGTCGAAGTCGTCCGCATTGAGGTCGGACAGCGCCTGGCGCTGCTCCTTAGTCATGCGCAGGGGGTTGGTCAGAGCGACCGGATCCCCCTTGCCGACGTTCACCTCGAACGCCGCGTACTTCTTGTCAGCTGCGTCCCGGATGAAGTCGAGGTCGATTGCGCTGGTCATGATTGGGTGTCTCCTTGAAGAGTAGCAGAACTAACGGTGATAGAGCTTCGGTCAGTCTTCGGGGGTGCTCGCGACGCCGCCGATGGGGGCGACCGCGAAGGCCCAGTCGTTGCCCGCGTGGTTAAGCAGGCTGATCTGGATCGGCAGGCCGGCCAGATCCTCGGTGGAGTCGATGGCGAGGTCGTCGCCTCGAGCGATGGACGCCGCGGGGGCGTAGACCGGGAAGCGGTTCTGGCCATCCTCGAAGACCACCAGGAAGGCCTTGCGGATCGGCTCCGGCGAGGACTTCACGCCGAGGAAGATGTCGGAGCCGGCGATCAGCTCCATGTTGCCGCCGAAGTAGAACGGGAGGGTCTTCTCGTCCCACTGGAGCAGCGTGGTGGTGAAGGACTCGGTGCGCGCAGAGGTGGTCTGACGCAGCGAGGGCGACTGGAGGGAGCCCAGCGTGGTGGTCTCGCCACCCTCAGTGGCCCAGGAGAGGATGTCCTCGAGCGAGGTGTGCCCGAGCTCCTCCCAGCCCTCGGAGAGGAGGGAGGCGCGGTCCAGGGCGGTGGGGGCCGCGGTGCCAACCTCGTTGACGTAGAACCGGCCGGTCTTGACGACGAGCGTCGAGGTATCGTTGATAGCCATGTTGGCTCCTTCTTACGAAGTGAAAATGTTCGGGCCGACATGGGCCCTCTTGATCTGCATACGGAAGGTCGCCGTGTAGCGCGCCCACTCCTGGGGCAGATCGGCGTACTGCACCGGGCCCTCGCTGTTCGCGTAGTCGGCTCGACGCATTGCATCGCCGACCATCCGCCCGGACTGGATCCAGCCCCGGTCGCCGAGGACTGGGTCATGGTCGAGCGCCGCTCGAGTGAGGGCGTTTCGCATGGCGAGAATGATCCGCGGTCCGTCGATGTCGGCCTCCAGGCCGTCCGTGAAGACCTCTGCACTGAAGTAGTGGGTCTCAAGGAATCTGTAGTCCCGAAGGGCCGCGCCGGTGGGGGCCACCTTGCGGACGAGCACGAACGGAGCCGGGGCATCCTGCTCGATCAGCGACGTGAACTTCATGCCCGGGATGCGGCGCCTGAAGAGCTCGAGCACCGCGTCCTCGGTGACGATCTCGTGCCGCACGTCCTCCAGAATGGAGGCTGGGAGCTCACTCATCCTCAACCCCCTTCTTCTGGATTCGGTAGCCGCCGCCCTTCTCGCGGGGCAGGTCGCCAACGGAGTCGATGGGGAAAGCTCGGGCGAGCACCCCGATCTCGCGCTCGATGCCCATTGCGTGTCCCCCTGCATCCACGAGGCTGACAAGCACGTCAGGCTCGCCGGCGAGGCTCACGTCGATGCGCGAGTGCCCCTTGTCCCGATGGGAGAGGAGGATGCCCTCGGCCACTGCGGCGTGATCCAGGGCCGCGGCAAGCACGGCGGCCTGGGTGAAGGACTCCTTGGCGACAGCCGGGTCGGCAAGGTAGATGGACTCCTCCTCCCCCATCCTCGGGTTCAGGTACATCTCTACATCCATCAGTCGCGGCCGCCTTCGGTGTAGGGCCTGCGGCGGATCTGGACCGTCACGTGGCGCACCGAGTGGGTGCGCGAGAGCCGCGCCATCGGAGGCGAGGCGAAGTCCCATTCCGAGCCATCCCAGACGATTCGGCCACCAGGGCCGAGGCCGGCGAGCTTCGCGGGGAGGCGGGCGTTGTAGACCTCGATCTCAACATCGCCTCGAACCTCGGCTCGGCTCACGCGGTCCGCGCTGATACCGATCCGGATGTCCTTGGCCTGCGAGTAGTCGTAGGTCCACATCAGCTCTTCCCGAGAGTTCTTCTTCTGCACGCGAGGGATGTAGGTGACCTTCGTGTATCGCAGAGTCATCGCTCACCCCCCGGATACCAGGGGTCGTAGATGTCGCCCTCGGTGTAGTCGGGGAAGAACTTCGCTCCCCCGTCCCCGTAGCCCTCTACCGGGAAGTAGTGCGCAGTCCCCCGCGGAGAGGGCGCGAAGTAGCGCTTCGAGTAGACGTACGTACGCGGGGCGGCGAACCCCTTGTCCGTCTTCCGGTGCTGACGCAGCAGGTCGATCTCCCCGGGCTCGAGGTAGACCCCCCTGGCATTCGTCTCGCCCCACATGTTCGTCTCATCCGCACCGCGTGCGGTCTGGAGTGACATGGGGTTGTTCATGAAGCGCGCAGCAGCCTTGAGGGTGAGCGTGATCGCGATGGGGGGCGCAGTACTGGCCGTCCAGCTCGCGAGCCCGTACTCGCGCACGAGGACGGTGGCATCGACCAGGGCCCCCTCGGCGAGGGCGACCATCTTGTCGTCGTCGAGCTCGAACTCGAGGCGGGCCTCGAGATCCTCCAGCTCGGCAAGCGGTTCGACAGTGAATGCCATCTGAACCTCCTAGCCGGGAGGGGGAGAGATGGCCCCTCCCCCTCCCCAGCTCAGGGGGTCAGATCAGGCAGCCTCGGCGGCGATGTCGATGGTGTTGACGCCGACGCCGTCCTTGGTGATCTTGGAGGCCAGGAGGAACTCCTGGTTCTCGGCGGCGTCGACCAGGCCGGTGGGGACCTCGTCGTCCAGGGAGATCTTGAACGAGCGGACGTTGTACTCGCCGTCGATCAGCTTCTCCTTGAAGGCCACGGTGTTGACGCCCTTGGGCGCGACCGACTTGGCCTCCTCGATAGCGTCCTCGTCCACCACGGTGTAGCCGTGGTCGAGGATCTGCTTCGCGCCGAAGTAGGCGTCGATGACGGAGCGGTCGACGAGGTAGTTCGCGTCGTAGTCACGAATCCAGCGAAGAGCCTTGCCGTTGAAGGAGGCGGTAGCGCCGAAGGGCACCGAGTTCGGCACGTAAGCGGTCGCGTAGACGGCAGCGAAGGAGGCGTCCGAGAACGCGATGGCCTCACGCGGGTGGACCAGCTCGGAGACGAAGATGTTGAAGCCGAGCCAGTTGCCGATGTTGCCGGAGCGCAGGACGGCGCCAGCCTCGTCACCCACGGACACGGAGGTGGTGAAGCGCTTGTCCAGCAGGAGCGCGGACTCGACCTCGGTGCCGATGACGACGTTCTTGGTGCCCTGCACGCGGAACTTGCGGAAGAGCTCGCGCACCTTGACCAGGGCGCGGTACAGGTCGGCCCCAGCGTTGGTGACGGCGACCTCGTAGCGGGCGCTGTCCATGACCGCGCCGGTGTGGTACTCCATGCCCTTCGCGACAGCGCGGGCCTGGAGCGGCATGAGCTTGTCGACCGTGATCTGGTCGAAGTCGTTCTGCTCGTCGGTCAGCTCGACAGCCGAGTACAGGCGACCGGCGTCGAAGGTGACGCTCACGGTCTTCTCGGTGTACTGATCGAACTGGAGCGGCTGGCTCCGGTCGTTGTCCAGCGCGTAGGACCGCGAGGGCAGCAGGCCCGGAACCTTGATGTTCACGGTGTCTCGGATCCCATAGCCCTCCTGATCGAAGGAGGCATTGGTGATGAGATTGGGGAGCAGGAGCTCCTCGTCGAGGATGCCGACGGCGGTGGCCGAGACGACCTCGGGGCGGATCTTCTGATGGGGGGTGTAGGCCATTGGTGGTCTCCCTTGTGGGTGATATGCGTATCAGCGGCGAGCGAGCGATGCACGCGCCAGTGCGCGGGGGTCGGTGCCGGCGGTCGCCTTGCCTCCGGTGTTCCGGGGGTCGGTGCCGCCAGTTGCGTCGAGATCCGGCTCGGGCCCCTGCTTGCCAGCTCCCTCCAGGAGCTTGCGAACCTTGTCGGCGGACGCCTTGATCTCTTCGTCGGTGTTGCCTGTGACGAGCTCAGCTGCGCCCTCGGGGAGGCCGCGGGTGTGCTTCTCGATGGAGAGCTCGCGCTCGAGCTGCTCCGCCCGAGCCTTGTACTCAGCAACAGCCTTGTCGATGTCCTCCTGGGACTTCGCCTGGTCGAGCTGTTCCTTCAGCTCGTTGAACTTCGTGCGCCTGTCAGCGTTCTCCGCTCGCAGTGAGCGGATCTCGCGCTGCCACGACTCGGGGAGGGACTCCAGCCCATCCCCCTTCGCCTCGTCGGCGGGCGCCTCGGCCGGCTTGGCAGCCGAGCCGTCCTGGCCGGCAGCACCGGGCTGCTCGGCGCTGGGGGTCTCCTCGACGGAAGGGGTGGTGTCACTCATTGCGTCCTCCTGGGACATTGATTGGGTGTTACTTGAAGGCTCCCTTCGCCATCAGCTCCTGGAGGCTCTTGCCTCCCCTGTAGCCGTTGTCGAAATGGGATCGCCAGATCTTGGGATCCGCCCAGTTGCCGCCCGCCTTCTTCAGCTCCTGCCAGAGCTTGTGGGCGTTGCGGTTCAGGGCGAATAGGGGTGAGGTGAAGTAGTGGTCGAGATCGAAGATCGGCTCGATGGCGCAGTTGCAGTTGTCGTGCCACTGCCCACTGACCGAGACCGGACTGGGCCTCGTCTTGTAGGACATCGCCCCGCGCGAGGCGAGCATCATGCACCAGTAGCAGGGGTTTGGGCCCCGGGGCACGGACACGAAGCCACGCGAGCGCTTGTCGGTCTGGGTGAGCATGACAATCTCGGTCCGTGCGCCCTGCTGCGCCGCCTTCATCGCGGCACCGGCGCGCCGGCCTCGGGCCTTGGCTGCCTGGAGCCTCGCGGCCTGCTTCGCCTTCTTGGCTCGGCGGCGCTGGTCTCGCTCGATCTTCTCGAGCTGCTCCTCGAGCCGCTTGAGCTCCTCAGCCTCGGCTCGCTCGACATCGTCGAGGTGGCGCTCGGCCTCCTCGAGCTCTTCGACGAGGATGTCCTTGTCGTCCGACCAGTCGCGATCCTCGGTGAGGTCGGCGGCGTAGTCGTCCCCGTCCTCCGGGGTGAACTCCTCCCCCGCCTCTGCCAGCTCGGGGTCGTCGTCGTAGCGCTCATCGTCGGTCTCGAGGTCGGCCTCGTGCTCGTAGAGGTCGCGCATAGCGTCCTCGTAGTTCGAGCCGGCGACCCGCACCCGACGCCTCACGTCCTCGTGCTTGGACTTCGGGATCGCCCGGTAGGCCAGGGTCTCGAAGTCGCTGTAGAGCTCGCGCAGCGAGGTCTTGGTGCCAGGCAGGTCGGCCCGGTCGGCGATGGTGTAGCCACTCCATGCCGCCCGGAGCAGGCGGTAGTAGGCGCGTGCGAGGAGTTGTCCGGCCCGAAAGCCGGAGGCCGCGGCGGCTGTGGCCGCCGCGTTGGTGCCCCCCTGCATGGTGCGCGCAGCGGCCGAGAGGGCGATATACATCATCGCAATCTCCCACAGCGCCTGCGCCTCAGTGAGCTTGGTCTCGGGGACCTTGGGCTGAGCGCCGGCCATCAGGCGGCCTCTGACTCAGGCTCGGGGTACTCGTTGATCTGAGAGAAGATGTCGTTCTGCTCGAACGTGCGCGCCAGCGCCACCTCCGGATGCTCCCGATCCCACGCTTCCTTCAGCTGGTGCAGGTGGACGAGGCCGCCCTGGGTCATGCCAGGGATCATCTCCCAGGCGAAGCTCGGGGGAACCTCGAGCATCTCCACCATCTTGCCGAGGGCGTCGATCATGGCCGCGAACGAGGACGGATCCTTGTCCGCCCACTGGAGCTCGATGCCCACGTCGCTTGCGCGGTCATCTTCGCCCTCGAGCTCCATGGCGAGCTGGAGCATGCGCTCCCACATCTCGCCAAGCTCGAGCTTGATCTCGTCGTCGCGCCGCGCCTTAGATACCTCCGCCGCCTTCAGGGACTCTGCGGACAGGTTCGCCATCTCGCCCATGAAGTAGGTGGGCGGGGTCTGGCTCAGTGCGGCGAAATACTTGATCCGCGCCTCGAGGGCCATGAGGAAGGGCTGGATCGGCGTCTCGTCGAGGGTGTCGAACTTGGTGTCCGGATCCTCTGCGATGAGCACGCGCTTCATGCTCATCGGGATCGGGAGCGGGATCTCCTGCCCGTCCGCGTCAAGGATCGGGTCCCCAACGTTCGGGCGGCCCTGATAGTGCTCGAGCTCCTCGGGGGTCGCGTCCGCGCCCGGCTCGGGGAAGGTGGCCTCAATCTCGCGCCTAGTCCAGCGACGGATCGGAACCGCCATACCGGTGGCGGTGCGGACCTTGAACGCGCCCCACGACTGGGTCGTGAGCTCGTCGAACGAGGTCTGGTTGATCTGGTCCTGAGCCAGGATCAGGGGCTCGATGAGGCCGGTGACCTTGCCCTCGAGGTTCATGTGCAGCACCGCTCGCGAGAGCGGGCAGACGGAGTTGCCGTGCTCGCCCTCGTGCTTCACGGACAGGCCTTGCTTCGTCACCGTCACGGTGTACCAGTCGCGCTCCGTGTAGAGGTGCGCGAGCTCTAGCTGCCGCCAGGTGCCCTTCTTGATGACCAAGCCCCACTCGGGGTCGGTATCGTTGATCGGGTCCGCGTACATGGCGCAGGCCTGGGCGGCGGTGTAGCACTCGAGGCGAGCCTTCGAGGGATCCTTCTTGTCTCGCACCGTGAGGCCGTAGACGATGCCGTGAGAGGCGAACGCCTGCACCACGGGGAGCTGGCGCGCATCCATGCGGTTGCGCTGCCAGACCACCATCTCGGGCGGCAGGCCGTCCTCGGCAGGGTTGTCCTGGTTGGCCGCGTCCAGCGCCTTGGAGTGGCGGATCGCGTCCACGTGGCAGACCTGGGTAACGGAGTTGATCACCAGGGGGATCATGTTCAGCACAGAGCGATTCCGGATCTGGCGGAACTCGATGTCGGCGTTGTCGGGGATGTAGATCGGGTTGTGGCGCCCGGCGAGGTAGTCGTCGAACTTCTCGAGGTCAGTCGAGTTGTCCTGCATTACGTCAAGGCATCGCTGTGCCATCCACGCCGGGGACCCCTTCTTGGGTTCGGCCATTGGGCCTCCTAGTACATGAGGACTCGGCCCGAGCGTTCGGGCTTCTCGGCCCTGCGGCCGCGGTCCAGGTAGACGGTGAGTGCTTCGTAGGCGAGAACAGTGGCCGCGTAGGCATCGACCTTGCGGGACGAGTCGCGGCTCTCCTTGCCGAAGCTGAGGCCGTGGACGTTGTAACGCTTGCGCGCATTCGAGATGTGCTGCACGAGGATCGGATCCCCGTTGTGGAAGACCTTCCCGCTCTGGAGTCCGTCGACCAGCCGCTCGTGGGCAAGGGTCGCCTTGCGAACTCCGCGCATGTCCCAGCCGATGGCTGACTCGCCACTGGCCCGAACCTGGAGCTGCTCGCCATAGTCGGCAGACCAGGAGAGGATGAACGACTCCCAGAGGTTCACGTCAGCGAAGAAGGCGCGCACCTTGTAGCGAGAGAAGGTGTCGTGCACGGCGGACTCGACCTGATCGTGCGGGACGACCCACTCATCCACCTCGCGAGGCTTCTCCCACACCCGGATCGGGATGATGACGCGGTCCTTGACGCGGATCGCCACGAGCGCGGTCGCGTCGTTCGTGCGGCCACCATCGAAGCCGAGGACGATCTCATCGCCGGGGCGAAGCTGCGCTTCGCGCTCGGCGTTGGCGATCTGGGCTCGGGAGTAGATCGAGTCCGAGTCGGCGGTGCGCTGGTTCAGCCACTTCCTTCGCGCCTCGGTGATGGGCACGAGGGGGTCGAAGAAGTCGTTCACCACGGACTCGGGATCGAGCCAGTAGCTGTCCCCCCGGACGACCGAGACGACCTCCTGAAGGATCTCGCGGTCGATGGGCGTGTTCGCCGGCGCCTCGAGGCTGTCGTAGAGGAAGTCGGTGTCCTCGCCCTTCCCGGCGAGGGTGTCCTCGTAGGACTGGATCAGCTGCTCGCCGATGCTGTCCTGCCCTGGGATGGGGGCGTTGGCGATGATGAGCATATGGCCCTGGGAGGACTGTGGCCGCTTGGCCACGTTGCCCTTCAGCACCTGGTACTGCTCCACGCCCTTGTTCGCCTGGAGCCACCACTGGACTTCGTTCAGAACCACGAACGTGGGGCGCTTGCCTTCCGCTGCCTTGGGGTTCGCAGTGAGGAGCCAGATCTGCACCATGCCGTCGAAGGCGTAGGACACTTCCTTGCCGATATTGAACTTGAACTCCTCGATGGCCTCCTTGGTCAGGAGGGTGTGGAAGAAGTCCGACGTGTTCCGGCTCTGGTCCTGCGTCACGCCGGCCAGCTGGATGTAGGCGTCCTTGATGCGGCGACCATGCACCTCGCCGTCCTCGTCGATATAGTCGAGGCGGCAGGGGCCGGCGGCCTCGAAGAGGGCCAGCACGGCGGCGATCATATCCTTGCCCGAGTTGTGCGTGGGCACCATGCCCTCGCCGACCAGGTATTGGTGCGACGGGTGGGCGACGGTGATGCACTTGACGGGCACCTCGCCGATGGGGTCAATGGAGACGATGGTTCGCGAGCGAGAGAAGGGCACCTTGTGCTTCGCGGTGCCGGGCTTCTTCACGCGCTCGGCCTTCCGCTGAAGGCGGAAGGGCATGTCGCCAGGTTGGGGCGTGAAGCCGATCCGGTGACGATCCTTGTAGCGCCTGCCGTTGAGCGAGGAGGGGTTGATGTTCCGGCGCGGCGCGAGGCCCAGCGAGCGGATGAGCTCGAAGGCGTCCCCGGCGAGGATCTCGTCCGAGAGCGACAGCTCGCAGCGACCGTCCGTGTGGATGCTGCCATCCGAGTCCATCAGCCCCTGGAGGAGGGCCCAGCGCTGGGGCGCCGACATCCTGAGCGCCTTGACGGGGATATGCTTATCCCCAAGGACGCCCAGGTCGCGCAGCGCCTGGCGGGCCCACCCCCTGCCGAAGCGGATGAAGTAGGTCTCGCCATGCGTGTGGTACGGCTCGTTGTGCTCGATGCCCGCGAGGCGGAGCTGCTCGAGCAGCTGCGGCATGTCCTGCGAGCCGCAGGTGATGCCCGGCTGCGACTTGTCGCCGTCGCCCAGCCAGTAGCCGAGGATGTAGGGGTCGATGCCCAGATCCTCCTCGAGGCCCTGGAGCTCGGGGGTGCACAGGGCGCGGAAGCGGTTCACGCCGCCGGACGTGGCCTTGGTCTTGCCCTTCGTGAGCGGGCGCTCGAACTTCACGCCCTTGTCGACCATCTCCTGGGTCGTCAGCGTGACGCGCTCGCGCCCTCGGCCCGTGAACTCGTCGACATCCCAGCGGTGCGAAGCCGCTGCGTCGGCCGTGGTGCCGTCATTGAAGGTGATGCGATAGGCAGGCTCGACGCCGGCGAAGGGCAGCGCCACGACATCCGTGGGGGTGCCGTCGATGGCGAAGACCTGGTCTCCGATCTCGAGGTCGCCGTGGCGCTTCCAGCCGCCGGGGGTGGCGACGAGCTCCGTGTCGGCGATAGGGCCCTTCATGCGCTGGAACATGGCGCGGCTATAGAGGAAGCGGCCGGTCTCGTCGATGGCGTAGAACCAGCAGAGGAAGCGCAGCTGCTCGGGCGTGAAGGTGAAGGGGAGCTCCTCCCCCGTCTCCTTGTCCTCGATCTTCAGCCAGCGAGCGCACCACTCGGCCAGCTCCCACGCAAGCGTGTACTTCGGCAGCGCGTAGGTGCCGTCCTCGGTGACGGTCCACGTGGGGCCGTAGACGACGGGCTCCCAGTTGTCGATGTCGAACTCGAGCTCCGTGGAGTCGGGCTTGACGGTCATATGCAAACTCCTATGGCAGTAGGTGATGATGGGTGCTCGCCGCGAGGGGGATCAGTCCCTCCGCGAGCTCTCGGCGCTGCCACGCCGAGCAGACCGTCATTCGGTCTCGGGGTTCTTGACGAAGCCGACCGGCCCCTTGGGTTCGGCGGCCCCGGCGATGTTGTTCTCGGAGGCGGCGACGAGCTCCAGGATGTCGGCCTCGCTCAGGCGCTTGCGCCCGAAGTCGAGCGAGACGGCATGGCTGAACTCAATGAACACGTCGGCTCCTTGATGGTGATGTGAAAGAAAGCTGGACCCCTCGGGCCGTACTGCCCGCCCTCGTGAAGCGGGCAGGCCGGCCGGGGGTCCGCGTGGCAACGCCTGGACTCGAACCAGGGACCTCCCGCGTTTCAAACGGGCGCTCTAACCGACTGAGCTACGGAGCCGTATACCGCCTGATGCGCTGCGCGGTCCCAGCCACGGGGTCTCCCCCTGTGCGCCCTTGCGCTGGCGCCGATGGGCCCAGCGGTGACGGCAGACCCTCCCGAGATGCGGCCGCATGGGGTCGGGTCTAGCTCCGAAGCCTGGGATCGAACCAGGGACATGCGCATTAACAGTGCGCCGCTCTGCCGCTGAGCTACTTCGGAAGGGGTGAGGGAGGGCTGATGAGGCCCTGCTGGCGGGTTCGCTTCATCGCTAATAGCCGCCAGGCCCCGTCCTGTCTGCGAAGACTGAGCTCGTTCACCGGAGCTACCCGGATCGCGACGACCCATCCCTGTGTGCACTAGCCGTCAGGATGGGGCCGCATTGAGCCGTTGGACGGTCGCATTACCTTTCGGCGTGCAGCGCACGAACTACGCCACACCTACTCGGCACTCTGCCACCCTCTGATGCCAAACCGATGGCCGTCGGTCTGGCAGCGTCGGACCAGCAGGACTCGAACCTGCTTCGGCGGGCGCTACCCGCTCCCCCACCCTGGGGGCCTGATCCGTAGAACCCGCCGGCGTCTCGACCTGGAGAAGCCTGCGGGTCATGGCGCCACGCCGAGGTATCGCACCCCGCCATGCTGGTTTTGGAGACCAGCTCGCACCTTGTGCTACGTGACTGGAGCGCTGTGCGCCCCATAGCGGGCTCAGAACGACGCCCCCGGCCCATTGGGCCATAGCGGTCGTGAGCTCGCGCCTACGGGGCGCACAGCATGATTGGGACGCCGTTGTCCCATATCCAGCGGGAACCCCCGGAAGGAGGAAGGGGCTCAACCGCCGAATGAACCAGAAGGGCTCACGCCTTCTGGAGTACCTTGTGCAGATCCTCGCGCTGTTTCGCGACGATTGCCTTGTGCCTCGGCTCCTCGTCGCTCTCGGGGTTAGCGAGGTCGATGCGGAGCCGGCGACGCGACCCCTCGGTGACGAGGAGCTCGGTGCCCATGTCGAGAACGGAGCGGAGGGCCTGGCCGTTGACGTTGCCGACCATCCGCATCTGCGGCTCGCCAAACTCGTCGAGCTCCGGGACGGGCTGCCCATCCTCGTCAAGGACGGGAACCCACTTGCCCTCGGCGTTCTTCTCCTCCTGGAAGACGGGCACGTAGCGCCCACCGCGAAGGATCCGGTCGAGGAGCTCGCAGTGGACGGTGAGCCACATCAGATCCGAGTTCTCGTACCAGTCGGCCGCGGCCGAGGAGAGGACGGAGTTAAAGTAATTGCGCACATCAGCCCGCCAATGCGGCGACGGCTGCGGCGCGTCGATGGTGATCCCCCGTCGGGTCCCCTGCTTAACGGGGGCCAGGGTGTCCTTGTTCCTGCGACGCCTGACGGCATTGGGCACGGGGCCCGGGACATTGCTTGCCATGTGGTCACCTCCTCAGTGCTGCCATGGGTGTCGGTATGGAGCTTCAGGTTCGGGGCGCCTTTCGGTCCATCCGAACTTCTTCTCCGCTCGCGCTCGAGCTTCCTTCTTCTTCTTGTTCAGTGCCTGCCAGCCCTCACTAGAGCTCTTAGCCCTGTGGTGCCGATGGCAGATTGGGCGCAGATTCTCGAAGGAATGGTCATCGCCGGCAACGACGTGATCCACCTCAGTGGCTTCGCCTATGCAGCGGTGACCATCCTCGACGATGTAGCACTGGCGCCCGTGGATCTTGAACACCTCTTGCCGGCGCCAGACCCAATCAGCCGGGAGCCGCTGCTTCCTCGAGCTTGTCTCCCAGGCCATCTTCCCTCCAATGTCGTCGCCCGCAGTGTCCCCGTGTATATCTCACGGTCATCCCCGTCCTCTTGGTGAGAGACATCAAGGCGTAGTCTCACCGTGCTGCCTGATGGGGGTACGAAACGGGCGGCCAATTGAGCAGCGACCAAACAAGGCCGCTGAAGTTCTTCTAGGCTGGTGGACCAAGACGCCCAATGGGCTAGTTCAGCGACACACCAAGCCATCCTTCTCTACTAGACCCTTGGGCCTAGGGGTCCTTCTCGGCGACCTCCCAGGGTCACTAGAGGCCTTGGGTCCACTGGGGGGCCTTACGGCCCCTCTAAGGTCTAAGGGTCTAAGGGTCAATGACCCCAGAAGACCACTGGTCCACTAGGGGGCCTTACGGCCCCTCTAAGGTCTAAGGGTCTAAGGGTC